TGCAACATTCTTGTTCCAAATAATCCAGCATCGAATCTGATATCCAGCTTCACTTAACCCTGTGACCACATCTAAAGCAAATCTGTCTGCAAACCAAAGATAAAGAGGAGCGTCTTCTTTAGATGCCAAAAATGCATTTTTTACAGGCAAGTCATACATGTTCACATCGTCATCATTCGCCAGCTTTTCTCGGCGCTTTTCAGTGGCATGGCCACCGTCATAGTCCACACCATAAGGCGGGTCAGTGAACACCATGTCAGCCTTCTGGCCATCCATGAGCTTCTCCACCTCATCGATGCTGGTCGAGTCACCGCACATGAGCCGGTGCTTGCCAAGCAGCCAAACATCGCCAAGCACAGTGACTGGATTCACTGGCACTTCTGGCACCGCATCCTCGTCAGTTTGACCAGGCTCAATTTGCTCTGGCATCAAGGCTGCGATCTCATCGGCTGTAAATCCAGTCAGGTCGAGGTCAAAACCAAGATCACCGATCTCTCCCAGCTCAAGCGCCAGCATCTCGTTGTCCCATCCTGCATTCATGGCCAGTTTGTTGTCGGCCAAAACATAGGCACGTTTTTTGGCATCTGACCAGCCTTTGGCCACCATGACAGGAACTTCGGTCATTTGTAGGCGCTGTGCGGCCAGTGTTCTGCCGTGGCCTGCAATGATGCTGCCTTGCTCATCCACCAGAACTGGAGTTGTCCAACCCCATTCTTTGATGCTGGCAGCGATCTGTCCGACCTGCTCATCGCTGTGCGTTCTGGCATTGCGTGCATAAGGCACCAGCTTGTCGATGCTCCAGCGTTCGACTTTGTCTGCTGGATTGTGTGATTTTGTGGTCATGCCTGATTGTCCTTCATGTTTTCAATTCGCGCCAGCTTCATGGCATCTTTTAAATCGAGCCTGAGCTGCTCGTTTGCAGCCTGCTCATCTTGGAGTCTGATGTAGACCTCGGTTGCAAACTTGGCCAGCGTGTCATGTTGCCATGTTGCAAAATTTGGGGTTTCTCTTTGTTTTGTCATGTTAGTAATTGCTCACTTTTTTGTGGATAACTTTTCCCGAATTTTCCGCATCCAGTTGCCCCTACCTGCCCCTAGCGTATACGCTTTAGGGGCGGGGCGGGGCGATTTAACTGGCTTTTGCCCCTAATCCCTTAAAACCCCTAGGGGCAGTCAGGGGCATTTAGGGGCGATTCTTTGCCTCACTTTTCTGCATCATCATTGCGCTGACTTGAACCTCGTTGATGAAAATCCAGCCATGTTCAAAGGTTTCCAGCGTGCCTGCATTGAGCAGTTGCGCGATGATTCCTTCTGGTCTGGATGCTTCTGTTTTGTTCTTTGCAGTGCGCTCGGCCATGCCATCTTTGACCAGCAGATCGCGCAGTGCTGACCTGCTCAGGTAGGGTAAACCATCACGTTCTTCTGCACCAGATGACCACCATGCACGCTCGACTGTCCTGACATTCTCGTCATGCTTTGTTGGTTTTTTGTGGGGTTTTGTGATATTCGCTTCATCGTCTGGGATGGCCACGCAGGTTGTTGCAGGGCCACCGAACTTTGAGATTCCCATCTCGACCACTTCCAGTTTGAAGTAGATCGCCTCGCCCTTGCTTGGCAGTTCTCGCTGTTTGGTCACGTTGACCATGCGGATGCCTTCTTTTTCGATTACTTCGATTTCGGTGTCGATGTGTGCTCGGATGCCTGACCAGCCACGTGCGCCTTTGGCTGCGTCTTTGCCGTTGTGGTGGATGATCATCAGGGCTGCGCCTGTGGCGGTGGCCACCTGATCGAATCTGGCCATGACTGGCCCCATGTCCTCACCGCTGTTTTCGTTGGCTCCTGCGCTCATTCTGGCCAGTGTGTCACCGATGATCAGGCGCACTGGTCTGCCTTTGATTTGCTCAATGGCTCTGACCAGCTCAATCACATCGTGGGCATCTTGGTCACCGTTGTAGAAGTTCATCGGGACTGGCACCATTGCCAAATTCTCAAGGTCGCAGCCGTGGTACTTCTTGATGGCCTGCATGCGTGATCGGATGCTGGCAGGGGCTTCGCTGGCCAGATAGATCACCAAGCCTGCATCGGTCTTCCTGCCGTAGCAGTCGGTGCCGGTTGCGATGGCTGTGGCCACCGAGAGCGCCCAGAATGTTTTGCCTGAGTTGCTGTCACCGTAGACCACCACCGAGCTGCCGATGGTCATGAGGCCTTCGACCAGCTCGTCTGGTGCTTCGTAGTCGCTACCAAGCTGGTCACCGAATACGACTTTGAGCTTATCAATCACCGCTGTGCCGGTCTGCTGGACTAGCAGGCCTGCGAGGTCATGGCCAGCCTGTGCATAATCGTTGGCATCACCGAGGATCGGAGGCATAACCATGCGTGCACCGAATTTGGCGCTGGCCTGTTCTGCGTATCGTTGGCCGACACCGCTTTGGTCATGGTCTGCGACGATCACAATGTCTTGAATTGCTCCATACATTTGTCTGAGTGTGCCAGTGACCGGCACCAAATTGCTGGCGCTGTAGGCCACCACGACCGGCCTGTTGGTGGTTTCGTGGATGGTGGCTGCTGTTGCGAAGCCTTCGGCAACGTACAGCGTGCCAGGCTCATCAAGTGAGCCTACCATCCAGAATTTTCCACCAGTCTGACCGCCTGGATGATATAACTTGCCACCATCCTCATCAATGTATTGCAGGGTGCTGAGTGTTCCATCTGCATCGTAAAGTGGCACCATCAATCGGCCATCGCCTGTGGTGCGCACACCGTGGGTTTGGATGCCTTTGCGCTTGAGGTAAGGGTGATCAGGGTGAGCCGCCACACCACTGAGCCAGATTTTCTCGACTGTCTCGCTTGCGACTTGGTGCTGGCGTTCTTGAGCTGCTTCACGCAGTACTTTTGACTCGTTGATTCGTCTGGCGTGTGCCATTTCCTCAAATTCAGTCAGCTTGCGTCCTACATCAGCTCGCCATGTGATTTCCATGCCTGCACGCCAGCAGCCGAAGCGACCGGCTGGGATGCCATCACCGAACACCAGATACCAGCCTGGCTTGTCACCGTGGCCAGGCGAGCCTTTGGTGCCTGATCGGAATCTGTGAATCTTGCCATCGAAGTGGATTTCCTCTGGTGGCTCAAGCCCTGCCGCACGCATTGCGTCAATGAGCTGCGTCTCTGGTGGTGCGACGAGCTTTTCTGGTGGTGGTGCCCAAGGGCCACCAAGTACTTTTGAGAGGTCAGCCATTGACTGTCGCCTCCTGCCTGCTTAAGTAGTCGCTCAGGGCTTTGACCGTGTCATACAAGGGCTTGGATTCGTCTTGCATAAACCTGTAAACCGTGGCCGGATGCACACCAGCATTCTCTGCAACCCTCTTGAGATTGGCATCTTCCAGCCGTTTTTTGATTTGCTCAACAGTCATCATAATTTGCACCTTAAAAAAAATATTTGCGGAAGTGCTTGCACTATACCTTATTTTTGGTTTATGATGCAAGCACACCTCGAACTGATTCCCAGACGGAGGTGCAAAAAAAAGGAGAGCCACATGGCTATCAATTTGAAGTCAACAGGCAGCTTGTCTGCCAATGGAGTGAAGTTGCTGGTGTACGGCCAAGCCGGTGCAGGTAAGACCACCTTGGTCAAGACCTTGCCCAATGTGATCGTGCTGTCAGCTGAGGGTGGTTTGCTGTCTATTCAGGACGCTGATCTGCCCTACATTGAGATCGCCAGCATGGACGACTTGCGCGAGGCATTCACATGGTGCCGAGACAGCAAGGAGGCCGCTGGGTTTCAATCGGTCGCGCTGGACTCAATCAGCGAGGTGGCCGAGGTGGTCTTGTCGCATGAGATGAAGAAGTCCAAGGATGGCCGCGCTGCTTATGGCGAGATGAACAGCACCATGCAGGAGCTGATTCGCGCTTTCCGCGATCTGCCAGGCAAGCATGTCTACATGTCGGCCAAGCTGGAGAAGTCCACCGACGAGATGGGCAAGATGCTCTACAACCCAGGCATGCCAGGCAAGAGCCTGACACAAGGCCTGCCTTACTTCTTTGACGAAGTGCTGGCGCTGCGTGTCGAGCGTGATGCAGAAGGCGTGACCCAGCGTGCTTTGATGTGCGACTCTGATGGCCTCTGGTTGGCCAAGGATCGCTCGGGCAAGCTGGAGGCTTGGGAAGCGCCTGATCTGGGTGCAATCATTGCCAAGATTGGGGGCAAAGCATGACCGCCAAGGTATTGCCCAATGACATGAACGAGCTGGCCAGTATGTGGCTGGTTGCTAAGAAGCAGGAAGAAGATGCGACAGCGGATCGACGCGATATTGAAGACCACATTAAGAAGCTGGCAACCATTGCCGAAAACCTTGATGGCACAGAGACCGTCGAACCTGGTCGTTTCGAGATCAAGATCGTTGGCCGCATCGACCGAAAAGTCGACGGAGACAAAGTGCAAGAGCTTGCCGCTGAGTTTGGTCTGACCGATCACTTGGCCAAGTTGTTTCGCTGGAAGCCTGAGATCAACATGGCGATCTGGAAGGCAGCAGACGAGTCCATCACCAAGCCGCTTGCGGCTGCAATCACGGCCAAGCCTGGCCGCCCATCTTTCAAAATTATCCCCAAGGAGTAAATCATGGCTTTTTTAAACGAAGAATTCAACGTCAACGAACTGCCCCAAAGCAATGGCAACTTTGAGCCTCTGCCTGCTGGCTGGTACACAGCCACCATCTCTCAGTCTGAGCTGAAGGCAACTAAGGCTGGCAATGGCCAGTACATCAAACTGCGCTATGACATCACTGGCCCAAGCCACCAAGGTCGTGTGGTGTTTGGCAATCTGAACATCAAGAACGAAAACCCCAAGGCCGAGGAGATCGGTCGCCAGCAGCTGGGAGACATCATGCGAGCGATTGGCTTGGCCAAAGTGACCGACACCGATCAGTTGATTGGTGGCCAGATTGCCATCAAATTGGAGGTCAA